CAAAATTGCAAATGGTTTTTACGAATCATGACTACCGACACCTATGCAATCGAACGCCTGATGAAACAGCAGCTAGACGGCAACTTCTGGAGCTTTGATGTAGAAGGCCGCATCGTCTGGAATGATGTCGCGGTTGACTTCATCCCGCAGTTCAAACGCTACACATGGACGGATGGCGAGGAAGATCGGCCCAAGGCGCAAATCGTTCGCCGCGATTGGTCGATGGAGGACTTTCAGCGTATGGAGAAGCTGAGGATCAAGGGCAGATCATGGAAGGACATTGCCAGGAACTTTGGAGCAAGCGACACGGCCACGAGCGATTATTACAAGCGCGTCATTGCCCAGCAAGATGCGAACATGACTAAGGAAGTCACGATCAGGCGGATGAAGATCGTCAAGTGGCTGCATGATCAAGCCACACCAGTGAAAACCATTTGCCTGTTGATGGGCTACGAGCGAAGGTTGGTTGAGAGCGTGACAGGGAGGGAAGGGGAATGAAACTAGACATGACATCGCCAATCGTAAAGGCGATCTATCAGCGATACGAAGAGAACCGCCGCAACGCACACAGGCCGCATCTTGGCGGGTCGCAGATCGGGAACATCTGTTCTCGCGCGCTTTGGTATCAATTCCGGTGGACCTATACCGAGAAGCAAGAAGGCCGCATCTTGCGCCTCTTCGAGACGGGCGAACGCGAGGAAGGACGGGTGATCCAGAACTTGCGCGCCGCCGGTTGCACCGTCTGGGATCGCGATCCGGCAACAGGCCAGCAGTTCCGATATACGGCGGTTGGCGGGCATTTTGCCTTGAGCCTGGACGGAGTGGTCGAGGGCTTGCCGGAAAGTTCCAAGGTCCACACGCTCGAAGTGAAGACCATGAGCGAGAAGTATTTCAAGGTGCTTTGCAACCTCGGCGTCGAAAAGGCGAAGCCGGTCTATTATGCACAGTGCCAGATCGGAATGCACTTGAGTGGGCTGGATCGCTGCCTGTTCATTTCTGTCAACAAGAACACCGATGAGATTTATGCCGAGCGGTTGAAGGTCGATCATGCCTTTGCAGAGTCGCTTATTGAGAAGGCCAGGAAGATCATATCGACCGAACGGCCCCCGCTTGGAATCAGCAACGATCCGGCGTGGTTTGAGTGCAAGTTCTGCCCTTATCATTCGATCTGCCACGGAGATGGCGCTGCGGAACTGAACTGCCGCACATGCGCCTTTTCGACGGCAGAGACTCAAGGCTGGTCCTGCGCCAGGCACAAGAAGGCACTCGATGAGATCGACCAGCGCAGCGGCTGCGGTGATCACATCTACAATCCGGCACTGGTCAAGCTGCCGGTGCATGACACCGGCGAGGATTGGATCGACTACATCAACGAAGACGGCGAGATCGTGCGGAACAAGGGCAGGGAGTTTAGCACATGCTAGAACTCCGCCCCTATCAACGCGCCGCGATTGATGGCCTATACAATTATTGGTCAGACAAGAAGGGTGACAACCCGATCATCGTCGCACCGACTGGCTCGGGAAAGAGCCTCATCATCGCGCACCTGATCAAGGATGCGATGAGTTATCCCGGCACGCGCGTTTTGATTTTGACGCATGTCAAAGAGTTGCTGGAGCAGAACGCCAGTGAATTGGTTGCGCTTTATCCAGAAGCAGATGTCGGCTTCTACAGCGCCAGCCTCAAGAAGAAAGTGCTGCGGAAGCCGATCACGTTCGCGGGCATCCAGTCGATCCACAAGAAGGCTTATGACATGGTGCCAGCGCCTGATCTGGTGATCGTAGACGAGGCGCACCTGATCCCGAAGACAGACGGCACACGCTACAATAAGTTCCTCTCCGATCTTCGCATATGCAATCGCGGTGTTAAGGTGGTTGGCCTCACGGCTACGCCCTACCGACTCGATAGCGGATGGCTGCACGAAGGCGACAACGCGATCTTTGACGGCATTGCATACGATATTCCGGTTGCTGATCTCATGGATCAAGGCTTCCTGGCCCCGGTGATTAGCAAGAGCGGCGTCAAGACCATCGACCTATCGAACGTCGGCAAACGCGGCGGGGAATATATCGAGAGCGAACTAGCCAAGGCCGCATCAGACCCGGAATTGGTAACAGAAACGGTTGCAGAAATCGTGCGCTATGGTGCGGAGCGCAAGGCGTGGCTAGTCTTCGCTTGCGGTGTCAATCACGCCGAGTTGCTCCGTGCCGAGTTCGAGACGCACGGCATCGAGGCGGATGTCGTGACTGGTGCCGATGGCATGAGCGCACGCGCCGACAAGATCGAGCGGTTCCGGCGTGGCGGAAGCAAGTGCTTGATCAATGTGAACGTCTTGACCACGGGCTTCAATGTCCCGCATGTCGATCTTGTGGCAATCGTGAGGGCCACCGAAAGCACCGGCCTTTACATCCAGATCGTCGGACGCGGCACACGCATTGCGCCGGGGAAAGAGAACTGCCTGGTGCTGGACTACGGCGACAACGTGATGCGCCACGGGTTCATCGACAAGATCAAGCCGAAGATCAAAGGCCGCACGGAGGACGGTCAAGCGCCGGTTAAGAAATGCCCAGAATGTTTGACTGTCAATCATGCCGCCGTTAGAGTGTGCATCGAGTGCGGCCATGAATTCCCGCCTCCGCAGTTCAACCACGGAACGAAGGCATATTCTGGCGCGATGATCTCCACACAGGTACAGGCCGAATGGGTTGACGTTGACGATGTGGGCTATTCCCGCTGGCGCAAGGAAGGCAAGCCAGATAGCATCCGCGTCACCTATTATTGCGGCCTGATCAAGGTCTCTGAGTGGCTATGCCCTGACCACGGAGGCTATGCTGCGGAGCGATACCAGAAGCGGATGCCATCGCTAGGAGCGTCTGCCATGACCACCGAAGACGCCATGCAAGAGTGCGACCACTGGATCAAGCCGCGCAGGATAAAGGTGAAGCCGAATGACAAGTTCCACGACATTGTACAACTCGACTATAGCCAGCCCAAGCGCCTCACCGCCGAAGAGTTGGCAGAACTACAAGAGCCGCTGTTCTGATTGCGTGAGCCTGTACGATGCTCGATATTGCACTCATTGGCGTGACGTTGTACCTGATGATGTACAGAAAGAAGGCTGCGATGCGTTCAACGGTTTCCCTCCCTTCTGAGCATGACGAGCAAGCCGGATTCGTTCAATGGTTCCGCGCCAAGTGGCCTCGTGTATTGATCTTTGCAATACCGAACGGCGGCAAGCGCAACATCTCGACGGCAAAGAAGCTGAAGGCCGAAGGCGTTGTTCCTGGCGTTCCAGACCTGTTCATTCCGGCATGGGGAATCTGGATCGAGATGAAGCGCCAGAAAGGCGGGCGAACTTCATCGGATCAAGACGGCATGATTTCATACTTGGAAAGCATCGGCCATCACGTTATTGTTGGCTATGGCGCAACCGATGCCAGCGACAAGCTGCTGTCTTTGTTGAATGTGAGCGGGGCGGCGACTAAAGGAGGATAGCCACCGCCCCTCGCATCCGGGGGAGCAAACCGGATGCTTACATTAACGATTGATTGAGAATTCTAGTCTAGGCTTGCCATAGTTTCAAGGAGGAACATCATGGCGAAATATGAATACGATGCCACACAAGACCAGTGGCTTCATGGTGATCCGGGCGTGCTGTCCGGTTCAGTGGCCGCTGCTGATCAGCGGTATGCCAAGTCTACCCAGGTCAGGGAGAGCTGTGCCCCTCGGCTCTCCCTGACAGACTGGCTGATCTGCGGCCCGATAATGGTCGGACTTGGCTTCCTCATGGGAGTTTACTGGCCGTGATGAGGTATCTTGTTTTGATCGCCGCGATGACGGCTGGAAGTGTCTTGGCACATGCTTCGGATGCGACTCGATTGGTTACATCGGAGGCAAGACGGCAAGGCGTGCCGGTCGGGTTCGCCTTGAAGATGGCAAAGATCGAGAGTGGTGTTCGATGCCACAACCACAACAAGCGAAGCAGTGCGTCCGGCCCCTTGCAGGTTCTACGCGGCACAGCGCGAGCTATGGGCTACCGAGGCGACATCCGGCGTGCTTCATGCGCTACGCAGACGCATTACGGCATGAAGCACTTGGCTATGTGCTGGCGCGGAGCGCGAGGCAATGCGGCGTTGGCAAAACGATGCCACCAGGTTGGCGTGTCTGTGTTGTACGGCAAAAAGAAGAGGAGGCGTTGATGACCAGAGAACCTGATCTTGAAACCGTCAATCGCGCATTGGGCGAAACGGTGAGGAAATTGCAGAAAGACTTGGCCGATGCTGACAGAAGAATCCGGCGGCTTCGAGAAGAGTTGGCAGAGGCTCATAGAGCAGCTGCACTAGCATCTGGGAGGGATTGGTGAGTGAAGGAATGGATGATGATCGATTCGCCCACATGCTCAAGCTCTCTGCTGTTTACATCCCGATCCTCAAGAGCAGATGTCTTTTTGATGATCTGCAAGATATGGACAGATCAGAGGAGCACAACGCTTTAAACTGTCTGGAGATCGTGGCTGACACCTTCGTGGAGATGCAGCGCAGGCTGGGTGTGAAACCGAAGTTTAGAGTCAAAGCCAGTGCGGCATTCTCAGGAGACAAGCATGAGTGATATTGTAGAGAGATTACGATTGCTAGTGCCGAGCGATAGTAGTGGCGCAGCTTTTGATGGTGTTAACGAGATCACCCGCCTCACCGCAGAGAACGAGAAGCTGCGTGCGGCGCTGCGCGTGTGGTGCGAGGCGGAACTGAACGCCTACTACCGAATGAAATATCCGGGCGGTCACCCACACAGCCAGAAGGAACTGGCGCAGGCTATGGCGTCAAACCCAGCCACCGTTGCACTGAAGGAGAACAACAATGATCAAGGCTGAACAGATATCGGATGAGGTGGTGGAGGCGGCTGCGAGAAAACAGGCAGAACTGGATAACGTCGAGTGGCACACCTTGAATGATGTTGCGATCACGTTGCGTTGCAACCACGCCCGCTCCACTCTCGCAGCAGGGCTGGCAGCGTGGCCGGGGGCTTGGCATGTTGACGCCGCTGACTTCGAGGAGAAACTCATCCTCCCACTGACACAGGAGAACAATGATGATCAAGCCTGAACAGATACCTGATGAGGCGGTAGATGCTATGTTGGAAAGCATAGGTTCTTTCTTCTGTCGCGCCCAAGCCCGTGCCGCCTGTGCCGCCATGCTGGCAGCGTGGCCGGGGATAGAAATCCACACTGACGGCACTGAGGACTGGATTGAACTGACCCTGACACAGAAGAACAACGATGACTGACATCATAGACGAACGCGAGAAGACACACGGCGATTATTATCAAGTGTCTATGATGGCACAGGAACTGAAGGACGCCATGCGGCGCGGCAAGAAATGGAGAATACTAGACGATATGCAGCGCGAGACGCTGGAGATGATCGCCAGCAAGATTAGCCGCATCCTGTCAGGTAATCCGCACGAGTCCGACCATTGGCGTGACATCGCTGGCTACGCCACGCTGATCGAGCGGTGGCTCACACCACCGGCTGACCTCGAAACCAAGCCTGACCGTTGATCACGCGGCAGAACTCCGGCTCGAGCAACATGCCGCTAGGTGCAAAGTGCAACACCACAAAACCCTGCGACCAGTTCACGGGGTTATCCTCCGCATAGGCAAACTTGTCGTTCTCGGGTCCGTAATCCGACAACGTGCCGCACTCTACGCCCCATCGAATGCCATTGTAATCCGCAAACATGGTAGCCTGGAGCCGATGCGTGTGGCCGGTCACAATAGACTTGCCGCTCTTCAATGTATTGTTATAGGCACCATGCACGCCTTGGTGAATGCGATGCTTTACAACCGTATGCTCATTCAACCATAGGCTTGTGCAGAATTGCCACGCAGAAAAGTGGTCTGCGATGTCGAATCCTTGAACCTGTACATATTCCGGCGCTGCTTGAGCCAGCCTCGCCATGAAACGGTTGTCGTGGTTTCCGTCTGTCCAGATCAGATAGCAACCGGGAGGCGCATAGGCTTCGATCTCTGCATGACGTTCCTTGACGGCTTCTAGTTCTTCAGCCACGCTCGGCGTTTGTACACGAGCGCCAGGAGGATGACGGCTGATCCGCGCGCCGTCAAAACTATCGCCATTCATGATGATCATTGACGGCTGCAAGTCCTTGATGATCTCGATCATGGCTGCGAAAGCCTTGCTTCGCTCACCCGGCCAGAAATGCCCATCGCTGCCGATGATGACGGGTCCGACAACATTCTCTTTTAGTGCACGAAAACCTTTTGTTGGCACCTCGATCTTGATCCGCTGGGCGGGCTGCGAGATCGTGTTCAAGACAATCCCGTGCTTGCGCTCGATGTTATCTCGCCGTGCGTTGACGCCCCGCAGGTTGAGGCCCAATTCTTTGGCTATGGCAGACGGTGAACCTAGACGCTTCCATGCGTCGATGAACTCTTGATCGGAGTACCTCTTGGTCATTCGCTACTCCTGCGCGCGGCGGAAGTTGAGCCGCCAGATCACATCTGCAACTTGCTTGCCGAACATATCGATCTGCTTTTCTTCTGCTTCTGGGAAGACAAGATGCGCCACCTCGTGTGCGGCGATCTCCAAGAGCAGTTTCGGCTTCTGGAGGAGACGCGGGTCTAGCTGAATGTGATCTTCGCCGATATAGGCCCAGCCCCAGGCACGCTCACAGGTCTTCCATTCGATGGTGATCTTGCGGCGTGCCATAGTGTTACCTCTTGCATCGCTTTCGGCGGTGATCCCATTCTCCGCCACGGCGGATGCAGTCACGCCATTCTTTCTCTTTCTCAGGAGGCATTCGTTTTAGCAAGAAAGGCAACGATGCCTTGAACATAACAATGCCAAGGCCGAACCAAAAGGATGGCCTTTGAGCGACGAGAAAGCCGCCAGCGCCAATGCCGATGAACAGCACGACGATGGCGGCAATCTCGATCCAGTTCACTTCTTGGCCCAGATAGACCAACCAGCGGCGAAGATAACTCCCAGTGCGCCGATGATCTCATTCATGGCGGTAGAGTCAATAACTCCGGTGCCGACAACATAGCCGCCACCAGCCGCGAGAACGGCGCGAACAACGCCCCAGACCATTTCTTTCGTCATCACTTACTTCCTTTTGTTGTGCCGGGATACTGCTTCCACGGCAGTTGAAAATGTGGCCCGTCCTTGAACGAAACCCAGTCGCCGCCCCACTCTAGCAACACGTTCTCAGCCTTTGCCGCTGCCTTCATTCGCTTGGCTAGACTATCGTATAAAGGCCAGTCCCAGCGCACCTGGCCTTTGATCGCGCAAGCCAAATCAACAGCGTGTGAAAAACCATTTGCCGCAGGAATATGGCGAGACCGTAACGTCTTTGATGCGCCCTTGGCCTTGAGGATCTTCTGCTCCTCAAGAGTGCGAACGCCGCAGGTGACTATGAAGCCTGTGTCGGCATCCTTCCAATCACCAGCGCATCGATTTACCACACGCACCAGATCGGGATGAACGCCTTTCAGCTTGGCGAAGGATGCGCTGTTAAGCTTCATTTGCGTAATGCCTCTTCGATGCTGTCGAGCTTCGCCATGATCGCGCGGCTCGTCTCGCGAATCTCCTTAATCTCTCGATCATGCGCTGTACGCGATGTTTCGGTCTGCGCTTGCAGGACGGCGATGGCAGTCTCGTGCGCCTGTTGCTGGCGGTATATAATCCAGACAAACGCGGCCACTGGAGCGATGATCCATTGCATGATGGCCCCGAGCACCTTGAAGGTCTGATCGTCAATCATGGAACACCATTCATATCTTGACTGCGTATTGGTTGAGCATGAAGTCAATCGCCAAGCCGCTGTCTCCAAATAAAAGCATCTCTGTTGGAGGCAATGGTTGCCGCGCAATGCTGACCGTTCCGCTTCCGATGATGAGAGAAAGCGATTGCGTAGGTTGCTCTTGGTTCATATCAAGGCTGATGGTCTGAGCCGGATTGTTGACGATTAGCGAAACAGTCATGTCGTAATGTCCTCGCGCACATCAATCTTGAATGTTTCGGTGCTTTCAACGCCACCACTTGTGAACTGTATGTCGCAATACATGATGCTGTCGTTGTCTTCGTCAGACACCGGCCACAATGCAGTGTTCGCTGCCGTCTGCGAGAGCGTGAAACTGCCAGTTGCTGGTGCGCTGATTGTCACCGTCAAGGATTGGGAAAAGCCGCCATTCCGCACCATTGCCGCAACCGTGTAACCAATAAGGCTAAACGATGCCGGAACTGCGGTGAGACGTTGGCATGACAACGAAAGAGTATCGCCGCGCTTGAATGTTATCGTTTTGGTGATGGGCGTTGCCATTGATTTATTCCTTTATGGCAGTGAGGCATATTCGCGGCGGCGGAACATCCAGATTTTCCCGGCAGCTATGCTGTCGCCGGTGAACGATATGCGAGCGCGCAATATTTTCTGCGCTGGCGTGTCATACATGGCTGAATCTGCGTCAATCTGAGCGCTAAATGAGCTATTCCTGTAGGTCATTGTCATGACAAAATGAGAAGTACTCTCAAGTCTTGGAAAATAGAATTCTGCATGATAGCCAAAGTCTTGATTATTAACTCCAGTGTCTGACTGTCTGACTAATCGATATACTGCATCTGTTTGCTTGAATGCTTCCAACTGAAGCTTACGGTCAGTTCCGATTAAAGCAGCGTTATGCCTCAATCCCAAAGCTAAAATTCGATATTCGTAGCCATCTACGAAATCAGGCGTCACAACACTAGGGACTGTTCCAGTCACTGCGTGATCATAGATCAACCCAGTCTTGCCATCGCCAATCGTCACCTTGTCATACGGATGCCAACCAGAAACCATGACAGGAGCGCCAGAAGATGCTTCTGCAATAGCCGAAGGATTGTCGCGCAACGCCGTCACGGTCGTGCTTGACGGAATGCCGCCAACGGCAACCGCTGCGTTTGAGATGCTCGTCCATGTTGTCATCAAAGCCACCTGTACGGTTGAGGAGTTCCGCTTCCATCATTACCACTATCATCGAGCCAGCGCCACGGCTGGGCTACGCCATTTGCGTCAAGCCCCGCATCGGTTAGCCATGTCCAGAGAACGCCGCCCTTCTCGTTGTCTTCCGCTGTAAAGCGGTATGTCAGGCCGTTGCGGGCTACCTCTGCCGAGGTGATAAGCCACTCGCCATCGCGCGGCGCACCTGTGAAATCGACATCCAGATAATGCCGTATCTGGACAACCGATCCGGTCCAGATATTCGCGGAATCCTTTGCCGATAGATCGAAGGTGATTTCCTTGCGGACATCCGAGAAGCGGTCAAGATAGGTCTTGGCGAGGGAGTTGGCGATTGCCTGTGTGCTAATGAACCGGCAGAACAATTCCCTGATCTGCGGCTCGCCGCCATACTGCACTTGCTTCAGAACATCGATATAGACCGAGACGCGGGAATAGTTGCTCTTCTCGGTCACGCTTGGGATCGGCGTGCGTTGCAAATAGTAGACATGCGTCTGAGATGCACGCTCTTCCGGCTTCTCCTCGATTGAGAAGCTGCCAGCAACAATCGCATCGTCATCAGTCAAAATTGTAGGTGACGGTTGCGGCCTGACAGGCTCCATGAGAATCTTCTGGACGCGCTCATCCCACCATAGATTCGAGACGGCCTGGAGGCACACCTCGGCTAGAAGTTCTTCGATCTTGTCGGGATCGGTGATCCATGCCGTGAAATTGTAGTCTGGCCGATATGTGGTCTTTGCTGTCGCCCAATCCGCGAAGTTGATATATTTTGCAGGGATGCCGCCCCAGTTGACGAGAAGGTCATAAAGGATTTCGTGGAATGGCGTGGCGTTGTAATAGATCACACGCTGCACGCGGTCGTTTTGACTTTGAGCCGCTGCCGTTGTTCCGGCCAGACCGCGTGTCAGTCCGTCGAAATAGATGTTGCCGCCGGTCGTTTCATAACGCTGAGCATATTGGATTACTTCGCTATTGATCCTGACATAACCAGTTGTAGGATAGTCGCTCAAAGTTGCGCCAGCCACGGTCATGGCTGTTGCTACGTTCGTGATGTTGGAGGCCAATTCGCCACGGCTTAGATATGGTGCCGTCAGGTTGGTGTCGGTGATCTTTCGCAGGATGTCCTTGGCTGTGATCGAAACGCCATTGCGACCGGCGTCGATCTTCTCGATCACATATTCCCGCTGCGTCATAGCTGAGAGTGGCTGACCGATTAGCCCCTCGTAGATGTTGAGCGTGTATCCGATGTGGTACGGATTGCGGGCAAGCCACTTGCTCCAGAAACTGCCGATCTGGTCTGGATCATAAGCCCTCGTGGAGACATAGGGATCGGTGCCTATGTCATTCCAAGGGAAGTCCTTGATGCGGACATTGCTCACGGCGCGATAGCCTAGCGGGCTTTTATTGCGCGATCCAGAGGCCACGTTGAGGACGGTCGGAGCCGTCTGATAGTTCTGCATTGCCGGGATGGCGAGTGCGGGCTGGTAAATGTAATCGATCAAGAACGGATCGCCCGATTCGGTGACGAGCGTGTTGCCATTCTCTGTCAGCAGATTGGTGTTGTTATCTTGCCACTCGTAAACGTCATCGTTGACGAATCGCAGCGTCAACGACTTGCTCAGATCGAGAGCGGATAAGAACTTGCAGGTGCGGTCCGTATTCCAACAGGCATCGCCCGTTGCATTGCACGGCGAGACGCCGAAGGTGCGTGAGCATAGCGGCTGGATGATCTCGACAATCTCGACGGGGCGCGCTGCAAAGGTCATCAGTAATATCCCGTGACGCCGAGGCTGACAGAGCGATAAGCCTTGATGCCCATATTCACCGGTTCAACGTCTCGGTCGGTCCAGACGAAGCCGACATCGGTCGTGATCTTGGAGGGATTGCCAGCGATGCAGAACGGCTGCAATGGCAGCGTCTTCGCGAACGGCTCGAAGTATGTGTCGTACCAAGCCGTTGTCAGATATTCCCAATCGTAAGATGTAATGACGGCACGCCTCTTGATGATGCGCCCAAGCCATTGGCCGGTCTCAGAGAACTGTTGCTGTGCTTCGGTGACGCGGTTGAGGTTGAGCGGCCTATGCCCTCCGTAGATCGGTATTGGCATTTGCAAGGAAACGCCAGCGCGGATGATGCCGATTGCGATGTCCGTGCCATCGTTCACGTTCACCCGCACTTCGCGGACGGTGTAGAGCGCCCCAGCGTTATTGAAGAACACCGCGATGGTCGAGTTGTCGGTTGGCGAGATCGTCGCACGAGTTGTGTGACCACCTCCGACTGTTGCCGCCGTAGAGATTGTCACCACCTTGCCAGATAGGTTATGCGCTGCGATAAAAACGCAATCGATAGATACGTCTGCCGCTGCCACAAGAGTCCAGTTATTCGAGCCTGGCGCAAGCTCCCACCGCTGCGATGTGTAGTCATTGGCAGCATAAGCCGGATTGGTTCCATCACCAGAGACAGTGCCGGTTATCATGTCCCACAAGATGCGGGCATGGTTTAGCGGCTCATTCGTGGAGACGGTATATCCGGCTGTGCTTATGGTCACGGCGTTCCTGCCATTTCAATCCAGTTGGTCCCGTCACAAACAAGCAATGCCCATGCGCCATCGGTGTTTGGCAAAATAGGAGTGCTAGCTCCTCCGCCTTCGCGCGGGACTACATTGCCAGATGCCGACACAACTGTCTGAGCCTGTGTGGTAGAAATCACGAGAATGCGGCCTGTATTGCTTGCAGGTGTCGGAAGCGTGAGCGTGTTTGATGACCCCGTGCGGTTGCTTATGATGAATGTCACGCCAGCCGCAACCGTGTAATCTGTCGTGACAGTCACCGGAGCAGCAAGGGCAAACGATCCGTTGACTTGCAGCTTCGCCGTTGGCGTTGCCGTGCCGATGCCCACGCGATCAGTGGATGCGTCTACGAAAACAAGGTTGGCGTCTGTGTCGCCTTCGATGCGTTGGTCTACATCAGCGCCAGCATCGTTGAAGACGTTTGCCCCTGCGAATGATGCAGCCGGAACATTCTGAAACAACTCCGCGCGCGTCTGCTTCTTGGTCTCGGGGACGCTTGTGTCCACCACCACATAAAGGTCATCCGTGGCCGTGTTGGCCCCGGTCAGTGCTGATAGTGCTGAAATTTTGATGTCAGGCACAGGCTGTCTCCTTATTTATCTCAAGTGCAACATCAATAGGCCAGTTAAGGCCGTATATGCGCTGGCGTACCGTGCTTGACTTTAGGTTCTTATATGCGATCCATTTTTCAAGCGTGCGTGTTTCTCCATTTATAGTAATTAGTCGGCTTGAACGCCTGTTGTTTGCCTGTTCATTCTTGTCTGCCCATTTGCAATTTTCAGGGCTGTATCCGCGATTGTTATCAATTCTCTCTAACCCCAATCCAGGCTGATAACTGCCTACCATATCCTGATAGAAATTCTCAAGAATGTTCCATCTTTCACAAAGCGTGATCCCGCGAGCACCATAGTTCTTAAAGTGACAATGATCTGGGTTACTTGTGCGGTGCTTCACGCCATACCAAATGTTGCGAAGCCGCTGAAAGTGTGGCCTTTCCAACAACGATGTCGGCAATGCTTTATGCGTCCGTCCCATCAGGCTATCACTCCGCGAATTGTGCCGCCGTTGCGCTGCGTGCTGTTAAGCTGGTCGATGAACTGTCTGGCGAACTTCTCGCCAAAGCCCATTGGATCATTCATCATTGTAAACTGGAAAGTAGTCGTTGGCGATGCCGCTGCCGGGGCTGCGGATGCACCACCGCCACCGCCTCTACGTCCACCACCGCCACCACTACTACCGCCGCCGCCGCCGCCTTCGGAGACTCCCTTAATAGCCGCCACGGCACTCATGCCCTTGGCAAAGACGGCGGCATAATTGGCGAACTTCTGAATGGGCGTGATGGCGGTTGGATCATTCATCGCACTAACGGCTGCGCGGATGGTGTCAACGATTGCTTGTGCTGCGGCTGCGGCCTTCGCCACTTTAAGCAGACGCTTTCCGCCCGCTTGTGCGACTTGAGCCATAGAGCCAAAGAAGGAAGACGCGGCAGTCAGATCACCATCAAGACGTTGAGACTGAATGGATGCAAGATCACTTGCGTGTTGCTCCGCACGTTGCAGCATAAGGTCTTTGAACTCTGCATCGAGTTCATCCTTGCCGGTCAAATGCCCGCGAAGCAATTCCATATCTGCTGCATATTCAGCCTCAAGAATTTCACGCTCAGACATAAAGCCATCGCGGATCGACTCAAGCCTAGCCATATAGAATTCGTCCACCTCTTGCGATGGTGCAACGCCTGGAACAGTAGAACCGGCACCTTCTCCACCAGCACTGGCGTCACCAGGAAGCCTTGGCGCTTTTGACTTAGACGAAAAGTTTCCAGCACTTTCGAGCAATGCGGCTGCATCTTCTGGCCTAGCTTGAAAGTTCTTTCGCATGTTTGCAAGGATTTGAGTATTGCGTTCCCACACCTTGCCTACTTGTTCAGATGATGCTGCCCAAGCATCCATTGCATTTGCGAACTGTCCTTGCTTGATGTATTCAAGCGCAACGCCAGCGGCATTCAACCTTATGGTAAATGCTTCCCACGCCGATGTCAGGAATTGTACTGTCTCGGCCAGCATGCCGAATGCACCATCAATTAGGTTCGCTATCTTTTCTACATAGTCACCTTCTTCTACGAATTTGATGAACCTGTCAGTCAAGTCCTTCATTTTTGGCGCTGACTTTTGCGCGATTGTATTTGCTAAACCAGTGAATAGGCTGGTGATCCTCGTTAGGTTGTCGTTGAAACCTTCCGCCGCTTTTGAGGTGTTTGTCGAAATCTCAAGACCAAAACGACTAGCTTCTTCGGTCATCTGTGCGAGGCCATCGCGGCCCGCATTGAGCATCGGAATCAGATCGGCACCGGAGCGGCCCAATATGGCCATCGCTAACGCTGTTTTGCCAGCGCCGTCTTCCATTCCTGCAAAGCGTTCCGCCACATCGAGCAGCACTTCCTCTGTGCCGCGCAGATTGCCTTGTGCATCAGTGACCGAAATGCCAAGAGCCGTGAAGGCTTCGTTCCCGGCTTGCATGTTCTTGGAAAGCTGACCAAGACCGACTTGCAATTGGCCTAGAGACACATCCGAAAGTTTAGCGGCATACTCTAACCGTGAAAGGCTCTCGGAAGTCATGCCGATCTTCTGAGCAGTCTTTCCGATTTCATCGGCGAAGTTGATGGCCTGTTTGGTCAGCGCACCAATGGCGACTCCGCCAGCCGCCGCCGCTGTTGCAAAGCCAGCAAGACCAACGGCAGCAAGCTTCGAGAAGTTCTGTATCTTGCTGCCAGCACTGGCAATGCCCTTGTCGAAGTCATCCGTATTGGCGCTGATCTTGACTTCGATTCCGCTAACTTGAGCCATGCAACAGTTCCTTTAATTCCTCTACATCGGCCCTAGTCAGTTTCCCGGCGTATGTTTCGCCTGGCTCTTTCGGTTTCTTCAACTCGTATTCCAACCACCACTCGGGAATGGTCATCTCCCAGAACTCGCTAGGCTGAATTCCCCATTCCCTCGCCCATAGATACATCCCGTTCCAGTCTAGTTCTCCATACTCTCCATGATCTTCGCCCTCGCCTTCGACTGGCTTTCGGTCTGGGCGTCTGGATTTTTTGCTTTGGTCTCGGACGGAGAGAAGGCCAGCATGACCAAGGAAATCAAATCGGCAACGTCTGTTGCGCTGCCATTGATCAACTCCTCATAGACCTGTTCGTCCGTGACCCTGCACCCTGCCGCCGTCAGCATCTTTGCAAGCACGAAAGAGATGTGGCTGACAGGCGGATGACCTTGGCTTGTGCGAACGGCGATGTCCGTGAAGGATATGTCGCCCATCTCGATTGATCGCATCAGCTTCATGGAAGGGACGAAGCGATACTCTTCACCCTTCCACTTGATTGTTAGCTCCCGAAAGATTGCCATGATTACGATGCCGTGAACGTAATCGTTCCAGAGGACTGGATCGAGGCCGTGAAGGTCGTGGCGTCTGCCTGTTCGCCGGTCACAGCGAAGCTGGCAAGGAAGAAGTTGCCGGTGAACGATCCAAGGCCAAGCAGTTCGATGGTGTAGGCTTCGAGCAGCGCCGAGGCGGTGCCAACGGCAAGCGCCAGGAAGGTGGTGTCCTCAAGGATGCCTACGACTTCGGCATCGATGGAGCGGACACCGACATCAGCCAGCATCTTGCGCCAGCCGTTGTCATCCTTTTCGGTGATGTCAATCGGCTCATTGTTGATGGTGAAGCTATCGGCACGAGCACCAGCCACGGCAGTCGAGCCACGCTTGATACGGACTTTGCGTCCAGCGATTGCGGGCATGTTTCAGTTCCTTTCTTAGGTCACGGGTCCACGGATGTTAGAGAAGGCCACCGTAGACCCTACGCTATTGGTGGCGGTTACACGGCACCGGATATACTTTCCGGTGTCGGAGCCTGTGAGTGTGTATGTAAGGTTGGTTGCAGAAGCGATGTTGGCCCATGACGGGTCATTGGGATCGGCAACATTGCCACGCTGCCACTGACGGGCGAAGGTGATCGTAGCATCGCCAGCCCATGTGCCGTTGGTAGTGGTCTGGACGTTGGTTCCGGAGAGTGTGCCGGTGATCGCCGGGAGAACGGTGTTGTAGGGGCCGATGGTGGCCGTCATGTTCTCGCCGCTCTCAAGAGTGGCAGTGAAGGTTACAACATCAGCCTGTTCCGCGCCGATCTGAAGGCCCTGGAGCATGAAGTCGCCGGTCAAGGTGCCGATGCCGCTTATCGTGACCACGCACTCCTTGAGTAGCGCCGTGGTGGCCGTGCCGACGGAATCCGCCAAGAGGACGGTATCCTTGAGCACGCCTTCGATCTCGCAAGAGACAGAGCGCAAGCCGACATCGGTCAGCATGGTGCGCCAACCAGCATCATCCTTGTCAGTGATGTCGAGCGGCTCATTATTGATCGTCACGCTGTCAGCACGAGCGCCCACGATGTTGGAGCCGTTGCGGCTTATGCGAACTGATCGGCCAGAAATAGCCATGCAAGAACCTCTTCTTTGGCCGTGATTATATCACGGAAACTATGCAATCCACAATACACGGTACAAGATGAGGCCGCGCTTGGTCTTGCCATCAGGATCGCGCGAGAAATTGCAAGAGTCGAGTTCGGTGGTGATATGCGTGACGCCCGCAATAGAAAGCGGCTGGCGGCGCATCCTGCCATCGACGGCATCAACTACGGTCTTCAGATCGAGCATGGATGCGGCACGGTCCCATACGTCGATCTGAACGATGGCCGATCCGCCAAGATCATCCTTGCTGTCGAAAGGATTGATCGTGTCAGCCCCGATGGTGATGAACGGGAAGGCTGATTCCAATTCACTGTCAGCCGCCTGTGGGACATCGGTAAAGATCGCCACGAGCGGGCTGTAGTAGGTGCTGAGAAGGCTGGTAACGGCGCTATCGTTAAGCCGGTTGTAGACTGCCGTCTGAAGATCATCAGATTTCATTTCGTTGTCTTCTCCGCGCGTGCCTTGGCCTTGGCGATTGCAATCTCGACCCGTTTCAGCATCTTTGGAATTACCCGTTCGACGGCGGGAATCCAAGACGGACGTTTCGCCATCTTGAAGGTGCCGAACTCAAGGTAGTAGGCATAGTCAAGACGGCTTCCAATGGCTTTTGAATACTTGCCACGGCTTTCGTTGTAGATCGAAATGACAAGCCCGGCGGTATCGGTGGCCGGTGCTTCACCCGGAGCAGATGCTCGGTGAACCTTGTCCTTGTTCACGCCTCTGGCATATTCCCTGCCTGTCTTGGGTGGCCCCTGTATGGCCTTGCGGACGTCCGTGACGGCTTCCAAGGCGGTGGCATCGACAATGAGAGCCAGAGATCTGCCAAGGTCCTTCCCATAGGCTTGCAAGGCCGCGTTGACCTCTTTCAAGCCCTTGATCTCGACCTTGACATCCGTCACGTTGCGACCCCGCCATCAACGTCGATCTGAAGCCACTTGTTCGCGAACTCCATGTTATCGAGGAACCGGATGTTGTGAATCTTGTTTCTGATCTGCACCCGGTCGGAATCCAGCAACGCCGAGGTGTATCGAACCACAAGGCGCAACCGAACGGTTGCCTCGGTGCGGTCATGGGCAAATCGCTCTGAGCCGCCAACCGGCACCACATAGGCGCGGGTCGGTGCGCCGGAAACGGTAGCCCAGGATTCCGTCTGGCCTCCTGCACCATCACTGGTCAAGGTGCGGCGCTGGAACGTCACCGGCTCTTTCAGCTTGCCGGAATTCATGTCGCAACATTTCATCATCGGGTGGTAAACTCTATAATGTCCATGTTGACGGAGACATCGACGGTGCTGGCCGATACATTGGCGAGGAAGCCAAAGTCGCACAGCGGCGGGAAGTAGAGCGGCGGATCGAAAACAACGTCGAGAAGTCCGGCACTTTGCGGATACTCGGTCACGAGCAGCATCGAGGTATATGGTGCTGCTACTTCCAAGATATTCTCTCGCTTGTAGAGAACGATGTTGGCCTTCTTGTCGGAATCGCTTGAGATGGTCACGTTGCGGAGTGCCGCACTCCGGTCACGCGGAGTAGTGTAGACAGCCATCTCTGTCTTTCCGCGTCCTAGCGTACCATCGACAATAACTGCCCAGTCCTCTCCTCCTGCGGCATTCTCAATGGTTATCGTCCCGGCGTGCGATCTAGCGGTCTGCGTGGAATATGTTCCAGACTTGGACACATAGACATCAAACAGGCGGATGAATGACTTCGATGTTTGCGCGCTTGCGGATGCACCTGCTGTTGCCAGCGCCTGGGTGGTATAGTCACCGAACTCATCAATGCCGATTAAAACAATTTCTCTCGCCCCGGAACCGTTGGCCGTGTCGTTGGCATTGCCACCGGCCTTGATGCGGAGATGAACATGGGCATTTGCTTGGGGCGTGCGATAGAAGCCAGAGCGAGATACAGGCACGAAGCTGGAACCGACAGATGTATTTCGGCCAAACTTGTTGAATGACCGACAACCAGAAGCCAGTCCGCGCGCAATGTCGAGACTGCTGGGATAGGTCATATCTTCATGGCCTTATATTGAGCCATAATGACCGAAGCGCCGGATGCGTCATAGGCATCACTTGCATCGCAGTCATCTCCACGGTTGCTATAGAGGAAAGCCGCAAGCTGCTTGACGGCACGTTTCATTGGAGACGGCACTGCTGCTGCATTGGCGAATCCAGACACATAGATGATCTGGATGGCGTCATTGGCGCGCAGAGCAACCGGCCAAGTCTGACCGCGCTTGAGTGTCAACCTTCCAGGCGTCTGATATGTGTCAACGTCGAAGACATTGGCAACCGTGATGGCCGTTGCATTGCTGCCTTCATCATAGACAGTGACCGATGTAATCGACTGAAGAGGCCAACGCGGGATAGCAAGGCTTTGAATGGTGCTGGTGCGCGCCAGTTCTGTGATCGACATCTCACGCACGCCATCCCACCACGCCTCGCCACCAGCGGGCCAGCGATCAAGTGAGAGCCGCCATGACTGCGTGATGAACGCAAGGCCGGTCATGTTCTCGATCTCGGTTCGAGCATCCGTGATGAGCGTATTGGCCTCAGCGTCAGGAAGTTCCGTCGAATCAGTGCGAAGATGCGTGCGGAGTTCCGCAGCCGTCACCGGCTCGGATGCAGGGGCGGACGTAAGAACAGAACCTCGGAACTGATAAAGCGGAACGGCGGCGCGAAGGCTCATGGATTAACCTTTCCTGGCTTTCTTCTTTGGCGTCTCGATTTTGGTTTCGAGCGGCGGCATCTCTGCCACTTCAATAGCAGCACCTTCGTCCATCGCCAAGACGGCAAGGTTGCCTTCGAGGATCGAGCCAGCATCGAATCGCACAACCGTGTGGCCTTCTGGCGCACAAGAGAACTGGCGGATGAGTTTAACCTTCATTTGATTGCTCCGATGCGATTGGCATGTAGTAATTCATCCCGCCAGCCCAGATGCGGCACGGATGCTCGACAGTCGCCGGGTCAAGCCATTCAACGCCGGGGCCACCTTGAGCCAGCACAGCAGGATCATGGCCCTGCGGCACGTAGTCTTCTGGCAGCGGATCAGGACGCGGCCCTGCGATCTGTGTCAGGCGCACATTGACATGATAACGATCATCCATCACGGCGGGCGTGATGATATCGCCATCGGGGTTAACAACAGCCGGAGTGACAACCACGGGGCCGATTTCATCAATATAGCAGCCGTTGGGGAGGTCATCATAGGTTAGGCTGACGATAGCCGCCCATGCGTCCCATGTGGCTTCGTCTGCGGCGCGGTACATCAGGTCATTGCTCATCATGCTGTCCTCGCTTGAAGTTCTGCGTTGGTCAGGCGGCGCGGGATGTAGGTGATCTGGCGGATGTGGCCGTTGATATCAGCAAATCTTGCGGTTTGACTTCCTATAGCCAATACATTGACAATTGGAATTAAGGCGCTCGTGTCAGATGAAACAGAGCCACCGTTCAGGCACGCCGCAATGTCGTTAAGTTTGTATGCCAGTGCAGATTTTATAGCAGAACCACTTGTAACAGACCCGATGGAAAGTGTCGCCTGACGAGAACCTACCGTGTCAATTATTGCTTCAGCCGTAGTTGACGCAGAGTAAATTCCCATTCGGTTATTAAATGTTCCATCCCCGAGTTCAGCGTACATTTGGACGGTACTTTTAATGGCTATCAACGAGACGTTTGCCACCAACGTCCCCTCAGTCGCGCTATACGGAAACTGGCTCGTTGCCACGAACGCCACATCGGCGTTGCGGGTGACGGACGCAGCAGCCGTGGGGATGTAGGAGGTGGCGAAGGGACCTGCTTCAAGCTGTGCGCCCCAAAGAAAAATCCCATCTACCCCGTTACCCGCCACTACGGCAAAATTCGTATCGGAGAAATTAACATTACTAGGTACTGTTCCACTGTTATCAGTAGTGAACACCAGCACAACTCTGATCCAGCCATTTGGGAGAAGCTGGTATGATTTGCTAACAATCGTTCCACCAGTGGAAACGTCTCCAGAGAAACTTAGCGTGCTTAGGTTGAATGTCGTTGTTATAGGCTTGCCGTTACCGCGAGGTCCAAAGGCAAACGAAGACCGTTCCGCAGCCTTTGCAAATACAGACAAAGAATACGTTGTGTTACTAGCAAACGTAACTGAAGGACCAATAGAATGCTGCACATTTGTTGCATCAGATATAATTTTGTCAGCAGTAGCTGTTCCATCAGGAGCTGTTGTTGCGTTTGCGGTTACAGTCGTTGCTACTTTTACATAAACGGCGTCATTAAACTGCTCGCTGTTTAACAGCAAATTTGTCCGCTGCTCCTCCACCAGCAACCCCTTTGCCGCCAGCGTTGACGGGTCGTAGTCAAGGCGAGGACCGTGTGCAGCCGCCGCGCTCGGAGCCGCGCCAAAGTTAGGCGTGTAAGGGTCAAGTGACGCGCTGTCGGAGAGTTGCGCGCCCCAGAGATAGACGCCAGAGATGCCATCGCCAGTGAACGAAGAGCCTCGGGTAGCAGCGCCGCTATCAACCAGATTGATGTTTGTATTACCAGCCGCCCCAGAAAGTGTGCTGGTAATCGCCAGGCGATACCAACCGTTTGCGGCGTCCGTGATGGAAGCCGATGTGTAATTGCCAGAGGTTACAGTCGCCAACGTAAGGTCAAAGTTAGCAAAATTAGTAGATATTCCTCCAGTCCACAAAAGTTGGACGAAACGTGCGCCAGATGCCTTCACATAAACGGAAAAGGTGTACGCTGCCGCAGTCGATGTGAACGCTTGGTTCGTAAATGTTGCAGTAGTTGAAGCCGCTGAAACCAACGTATCGGCAGACAATGAGCCATTTGGAGCCGCTATGGTATTTGCAGAAATGCTGGAGTTTCCTTTCGTCCACGCCGCATTATCAAACGCTTCCGTGAAACCCAACAGGTTCTTCGGCGTGCTGGGGTTGTACATCGGATACGCGGAGGCGTTGGCTTGCATCCCGCCGAGGTCGGAGCGGTAGAGGTGTGCGCCCCATGCGTAGACTTCATCGCCGCTGGTGACAATGCGGATGCCCGCGCTCTTCGTGCCAGCCGTCGGGGTCTGCGTGACAGTGTAGAGCGCCCAATCGTTGGTGATTGTAACGGTCGTGTATGTGCCGTTGTCGGCAGCAATCTGAATGTTGCCCGCCCCGGTCTTGCGGCGCAGCCACACGCCAAAGACGTAGGGTACAGCAACAGCCGTGTAGGACTGCAAAACCGTGCCATTCGCGCCCGAGGCGGCGATAGTGTCCGCCGTAACCGCATTATCAGGGGCTGCAATTGAATTTGCAGCTACCGTGGCGCTGCTCTTCGTCCAGCTTGTGGTGTCAAACTGCTCGCTTGCCAACAGCAGATTATGCTGAGCCCAATTGATGTAGCCGTCGCTGTCCGTCACGGTAGCAAGAGAACCGCGCGAGAACGTGATGAGGTCAGTTGCGAAACCAGTTGTCGTCGGCATCAGCCCTGCATCCTTACGGCGCGATCATTGTGAACAAATCAATTGCAGATTTTACGATGAGAGAAGCGGCCCCATTGAAGGAGCCGCCCCTTAGTCAAGTTTAGGTAGCGGCCACGTTGCTGCCGACGAACGTGGTGGCAGCGCGATGCGGCTTGTTGAGGATGCCGTAGACCTTGACGGTCGCATCGGTGCCGGTGGTGCCAACGCCGTTCATGCGAACATAACGCTTGGAACCCTTGTAGCCAATGCCGCCGATGATCTTGTTGTCATCGCCATCGGCAGTGACAGACAGGGCAATCGTGCCATTAACCGAATCAGCAGCGACAATGGCCGCAGCGTCACCAGCAACGGTCGTGTCGGAGTGCTGGGCCGTGAATGTGAAGCCAGCAGCAGCGCCAGCATCGGTCACGGTGTCGGTAGCAAGCATGAGCGTCACGGCGTCGAAGCCACGAGTATCAACCCACGAAGTAGCCCCGGCAGTAGTGCCAGAGAGGGTCACGGTGCCAAGCAGGACAACCTGCTTGTTTGAAAGCATATCACGCATCTCAAGAATCCTTCTTATCGGCGTGGTTGCGGAGCGGCGTTATTGCCGCCCCGCGTTAGTGCTTTAGGCAGTGAACTCGATCAGCTTGAGAGCCTCAAAGTTCACGACATCGCCGCCCACACGCTTCGTGGTGTAGAACTCAACGTAGGGCTTGGCAGAGTAGGGATCGCGCAGAGTGCGGATGCCGAGGCGGTCCACGATCTGATAGGCTTCGCGCATATCGCCAACGGCGATGGAGAGCGAATCCGTGGCCGGATCGGGCATGTCCTCAAAGGACGCGACCGGATAGCCGAGCAGCGAAGCGGGCTGACCGGCAGCGATGCCGGGAGACCACAGGTAAGCGCCGTCCGAGTCCTTGAGCTTGCGCGTCAGCTTGAGCGTGGCGCGGTTCATGAACCAAGTTGCGTTGGCGCGGTACTGCTGCTTGAGGCCATAGAGCGCGTTGATGAGAACATCGCCACCGTTGGGAGCGGCGGCAAATGCGCCGTTCACGCCGGTATCGAAACGCTCGATGGTGCCGGGAAGCGTGGTGCCAGACGAATAGGTCAGGAAGCCACGGGGCTTGTTGACGCCGTTGCCGACAACGAAAGCGTTGGCTTCGTCACGGGCAAACTTCTCGGAAACCTTGGAGGCAAGCCATGCTTCCATGTTGATCGAGGCGTCATCGAGCAGCTTCTGCGTTGCCTTGGGCTTCGCATAGAGTTCGTGGGCAGGAATGCGCCACTTGCCAAGCTGCGGCGTGTTGGTCTCAGGACGGCTGTCCGTTTCTCCAACCCAGCCCGAAGAGGCTTCGTTGAGATCGAACAGGCCTTCGAGGGCATCCGAGGAGATGACCTGGATCGAGGCGTATGCACGCATCGGGCTGGTCTCGAAGACCTTCATCACGATACGGCCAGAGAGGTCGGGATTGACCACATAGCCGCCATCTGGATCGGTGCCGACCGACAGAGCCTTGCGCTCATCCGGCCCCATGACTTCTTCGCCCTTGCGGAGGAAGGTGTCGAACGCGGCTTTGTAGCCGTCCATGTCGGCAGCGCCGAAGGAACCAGCAACAGCGCCACGGCGGCGTGCGTTCATGGAGGCCCACTCCTGGGCCTTGCGGTCCAGATCGACCACTTCGCCACGCTCGTCGGTGACGATGCGGGACTGACGCTTGGAAGCCAGAACGGCCTCGTCAGCAATCTTCTGGGCCTTCTCAAGATCGGCTTCGATCTTCTGAAGCTTGGCCTCGGTCACGACATCGGCGCTGCCCTTCTTCTCGATCTGGGCAAGGCGTTCGTCGTTGGCCTTCTTGAACTCTTCGAATCCGGCGTGCAGCGCCTCAACCGCGCCGACGGCCTTCTTGATTTCCTCTGACATGCAGGAATTCCTTTAGCTTTGACAGTGACTGTAAAAGGGCGTCTACGCCCTCGATTACGGCCTCTTCATCGCCAGCGTCCCGCTGTCTCTGTAGGGCTTTGAATCCGTGGAGAGTGAGAGCCACGGCCTCTTTGCGAGAGTATCCTGCATCACGCAGGAAACGCTCGAAATCTCTTTCGGTGGTGATCGACTTGACGTTTGTCACCTTTGCATCCGGCAGCATCGGGAACGTCACAAGACTGATCTCGAACAGGTCCAGTTCCATCAGTTTGCGAACACGACCATCGCCCTCAGGGATGGCTTCCATTGTTCGGTATCCGATAGACATGGAATCGATGGCCCCGGCGCGTAGAAGCGCCATTGCCTCGCGGCCTTTTTCTACTTCTTTGAGCAGACGGCCACGGACAAACAGGCCACGCTCGTCCTCGTAGATGTCGTCCCAGACGCCGATGGGCTGGCTCATATCGTGCTGCCATAGCATCTTGACTTTACGAGAGCCGAGCGATTTGCGGAATGCGCCGCGTTCGACCACATCCATTCCCTGATCGACAACGCCGAACACGGAGGCATAGCCCTCGAAGACGCCATCTTGATCCGGTTCGCGCTTGAGCGTCAGGGCAACGGATTTATGCTGGATCGGTTCGGACATGAACTTGTCGCCCTCTTCTCTGCGAACTATTGCGTTGGCCCATGAGCGGCCAGGATCACCGCCCCACAAGGCCCATGCGATGCGGCCAGCGGACGGATAGCCATCCTCGCCGGGGGAGAATCCTTGGCCTTGCTTGTCCACCTCATGGCGGGCGAAGTATGAGACCATGCGCTTGACGGTATCGAGCGAAAGGTTGCGGCGGTTCTTGATGTCACGAGCGCGGGCAACGCCGATCTCGGTGCCACCACGGTTGAACTCATCACGCCATTCGAGGCCGCGTGTGGCTTCTCGTGCCATTGCCTCGTTCGGTGAATATCCATCGGCCTTGCCTTCCCACTTGGAAATGCAGACGGCATAACGCTGATCTTCATCAGGAAAATCAGACATCGCCTCCTCGTCGCTCATGCAACGGGAGAGAAATTCGTCTTCGCTTTCGGTCGGGCCGGGGCTAGGCATGAGGGGAATATATCATTGCTTGATTGAAATCACAACATGGCCTCAAGGGCGGCTTCGTCCACGATGTAACCAACGGCGCAACGGCAGTTGATGACCTCATCGCCCGGGCCTTCTGGATCACCGGGAAACATGAGTTCGGCATCGCCAACCTTGAATTTTTCGTCCATGCCCACCGGCGGTTGAGTAGCAGCGATTCGATGCGTATCTCTGGTGCGGTCATCAGCAGCAGCCAGCCACTCGCGGGACAATGGCAAGCCAGTCTGCTTTGCGGCCTCCTGGGAGCCGTAATTAGCAGCGCCGTGCGTCTCTGTGCGGGCAATCACGTTCGCCCGGGTCGAGGACAGGGAAGGCACCAGATCGAGGATGGCATCGGCAACCCCGCGCTGTCCAAGGCCTTCGCGATAGCCGCGATCCACGGCATTGACAATCTGGCGGCGGGTTGTTTCCGTCACCTCGGTGATGCGGCGGCGGATCATCTCCTGCTGGACATAGCGCAGCGCCAGCCGCGTCATGATCTGGGCAAAGGATTCCTTCGTCTCCAGCGGCAGGCCGTGCGCCTTGCCTTGGTCGAGAATGCGAAGCCCGAATTGCGTGATCGACGCCATCGCCATCTGGCGATAGGTCGCCTCGATGCGGTCATGGAATCCGCGCGGTAAAGTCACCTGATTGGTCTGGAGCCACATCTCCACCATGTCTTTCATGGCGGTGGCGATCTCGCGTTGCAGGCGGGCGCGGAATTGAACCGTCAGGCGGTCGAGCAAGGCGACCTGACGGCGATGCTCCCGGCGCTTGTTATTATCGATTAGGCGTCGTGCCATAGGCCACAGCTTTCATTTCCTCGACTGTCATGTCAACTGAGGTGTCTCCTGCCACGCTCAAGGGGATTTCGGCGGAAGAAACGAACAGGACATCACCGCCATCGATTGGCCCATAGCCCTTCAACGCGCGGCGCTCATTGATGGTGAGGTCTTGTGACTGGTCAGCCATCTGCCACATCGAAAGACGCTTCTCGGCAATCGCCGGTATGCTGTCGATGTCAGGCTTGATCTCGACACCGTAGATGGATCCGAGCCATGCGTTCCAATCGTTTACGATCATTTGAAGCAGTGGGAGCGCCGTGTCTTCCCAGAAGGCCAGACGGGCCTCGGCATAGTTGGAATAGGTGTTATCGCCAGGAATGCCGAGAAGCTGCGGCGGCACGCCGAAGGCCAAGGCAACGTCACGGGCCGAGGAGAACTTGGTCTCGATGATGGACATATCATCGGGTGACAAGCCCATCTGCTTCCAGTCAAGGCCACCTTCGAGGAGCATCGGGCGACCGGCATTGGAGGAGCCAGAGTATTGTTCCTCGATCTGCGCCTTGAGACGGTTGAAGTTCTCGTCTGATAGCGTACCGGAATCCTTGACGGTCAATGCACCGGAAGGACGCGCCGAGTTCTGAAGCAAGGCTTGCATCCAGTTCATGGCTTCGTTGTTCTGGTCGATAGCGTATGAACCTGCCTCGATTGGACTCATGCCGTACCAATCGTTCAACGGGTTGAACAGCTTCAAGTGCCGCACATCGCAGGTAAGCGTGCGCGGGTCCATCTCCCATCGCACCTTGTTCTGGCCGAGCGTGTACTCGTATGCAGACGGGATGCCATTGGATGATGGAACAATCTTCATGCGGTCTGGTCGAAGCTGGTAAAGCTCCTTGACCTCGCGGCCCACCATGAACCGCTCTTCGTAGCCGTTGCCCGCGATCATCAGGAACGACACCTTGGCGCGAACGTAATCGGAATAGGACTGAAGCGGATTCGGGCGCTCGAGCAGGGTG